GTAAAAATGCAGCACCTTTTCCATCAATGTTAGTTATTTTTAGAGGTGCAAAGGTATAGAAAGGAAAGATGTAAATGTACAAAAATAGTGAAGGATATGTTGACCCAACAGCAGGTGCAGCAATGGCAACAGTTAAGCGTGAAGAAAATGCAGAACTGAATGACCGTAACCACAAATTGATTCATGTAATCAGGAACATTGTTGATCTTGCCGGGTTTGAAATTGTTGGAAGGGTAACACTGAAACATAAGAAATCAGGTAAGGTGTTTCATTAGTTCGATACACCAATCAGTACTGTGGTGGTAGTGGTTACAGTAAAGTTACAGTTGGTTACGGTTAATGGTTACGGTTGAAACCCTTGTAAATACTGGCGGTTACGGTTGTCTACGGTTAAAAGTACATTATTTAATAATTAGTATTTTATGATAGTATAGAACTTAGTAAAAATAAGAATATATAGAGAATAGGACTTTAACCGTAACCGTAGAAACCGTAACTTCCTTGATTTATAAGGGTTTGAAGCACTTTTTAGGCTATTTTTAACCGTAACCGAAGTGTAACCAACCGTAGAAAGTGAGGTAAAAATGAGTGATCAGAAGAAATTAAGTGCAAGGGAATATCTGAAACAGCTTGAAGTGTTAGATATGCAGATCAATGATGATGTTGCCACACTGTCAGATATGAAAATGAATGTATGCAGTGCAGGCGGTATTGATTACAGCCGGGACAAAGTACAGACTTCACCTGTAGGTGATAAATTGTGTAAGGATGTAGTGCGGTATACCATGTTTGACCAACACATCAATGAAGAAATAGATCAGTTCGTTGATGCAAAGAAGCAGATCATTAAGGAAATCCGGGGATTGCGTGACAAGAATATGATTCAGATTCTTACAAAAGTGTATGTGCAGTTCAAAACAGTTAAGGTTGCTTCACAAGAAATGAAAAAATCTTATTCGTATACCGTAGAACTGCATAATAAGGCACTTTCAGCGTTTGAAAAGACCTATAAAAACCTTACATATCTGACATAAAACCAATCATTTCATATTTGACAAATACAAGCTGACCTTTTATAGTGTATGCTGTACAAAAATTTCTTGCAGGTAATTTATTATTACCTGCAAATTTTTTATGCAAAATTATATTGCATATTGTCTTATGTGCTGCAAGGGTGCTAAAACCTCCTACATTGCAGCACTTTTTGTTATAAAAATGATAGAAAGGCGGTGTTGTTATGGCAAAAAAAGGCAAATTAACTGAAAAGCAGCAACGTTTTGTTGATGAATACCTGATTGACCTGAATGCAACACAGGCAGCTATTAGGGCAGGTTATTCAGTTAAAACAGCGGACGCAATCGGATGTGAAAACCTCACAAAACCTAATATTCAACAGGCTATTGCTGAACACATGGCAGAACGGTCACGAAGAACCGGAGTGAATCAGGATAGGGTTGTATTAGAGCTTGCGAAGATTGCATTTGTCCGAATGACAGACGTTGTTGACAGTAACGGAAGAATCAAACAGGATGCATCTGCTGATGATCTGTCTTGTATTGAATCAATCAAATATAAGGAATCTGATAATGAATTTGGTGGAAGTGTTGAAAGAGAAGTCAAGATTGCTTCCAAGATGAAAGCCCTTGAACTGCTTGGTAAACATTTAGGTATGTGGAATGATAAGTTAGATGTGAATGTGACAGCCCCTATTGTTATTTCAGGAGCAGACGCACTTGAGGACTAAATATAGGCAGCCATCAAGTCAATATGTATTTGGTTATCAGAAGTTCATTCTGATGACGGAAGATTACAAGGCTACAAAGTCAGGTAAGGTCAATGTGAAATTGCCGGAAGTAGTTGGTAAAGGTTATGGTACATTTTGGCGGTGGAAAGGCAGATACCGGGCGGTCAAAGGTTCACGTGCATCTAAGAAGTCAAAGACTACAGCATTATGGTACATCACCAATATGATGAAGTACCCTGATGCGAATACCTTAGTTGTCAGAAAAACTTACAGAACACTAAAGGATTCCTGTTTTACTGAACTGAAATGGGCTATACATCGTCTTGGTGTTGATGCTTTTTGGGATATAAAAGAATCACCCCTTGAAATGACGTATAAGCCAACAGGTCAAAAGATTTACTTCCGAGGGCTTGATGACCCACTGAAAGTAACATCAATAACCGTTGATCAGGGTGTATTGTGTTGGATGTGGATTGAAGAAGCGTATGAAATTAGTTCAGAGGACGATTTCAATATGCTTGATGAATCTATTCGTGGTGCAATCCCGGAAGGTTCAGACCTGTTCAAACAGATTACCGTAACATTTAACCCTTGGAACGAACACCATTGGTTGAAGAAGCGGTTTTTTGACAACCCTGACGATGAAACCCTTGCACTGACCACAAACTACAAGTGCAACGAATGGTTAGATAAAGCTGATCTTAAGGTTTTTGAAACCATGCGGAAACAGAACCCAAGACGTTATGCAGTGGCAGGTCTTGGTGATTGGGGTATTGTTGACGGTCTTGTATATGAGAACTGGCATGAAGAAGCCTTTACACTGGAACAAATCAGACAGCAATACAAGATTGATTCAGCCTTTGGTTTGGACTTTGGTTATACGAATGACCCATCTGCATTGTTTTGTGGATTCATTGACACGAAGAACAAAAAGATATTCGTGTGGGATGAAATGTATAGTGCAGGTCTTTCCAATGAGCGAATATATCAGAACATCACTGATATGGGCTATGCAAAGGAAAGAATCACAGCGGATTCAGCAGAACCAAAGTCTATTGATCAGTTAAAGGGTTATGGTCTTAGGGTCAAAGGTGCTGAAAAAGGTAAGGACAGCATCAACAGCGGTATTCAGTTCATTCAGGACTTTGAAATCATCATACATCCAAGATGTGTGAACTTCCTGACGGAGATCAGCAACTATACTTGGGACAAGGACAAGTTCGGTAATAAACTGAACCGCCCTATTGATGACTTCAATCATCTTATGGATGCAATGCGGTATGCATTAGAAAAATATATCAAGAAAGGCAGCGGTTGGTTATACAAATAGCTGTATGGTTAAAATCATGAAAATAAAGATTCACAATGATGTATGGAAGGTCAAACTGGTGGATGCAAATGCAAAAAAAAATGAACCCTGACCCGGACAGCTATAATTTTGGACTGACCGAATATAAGGAACTTCTGATCAGCATTATGGACGGACGTTCTGAATCAGTGACACGTTCAACGCTGATTCATGAATTGGTTCATGCTTTTATGTTCTCATACGGTCACACTGTTGAAGGTGAAGAAGCAATGTGTGATTTTTTCGGTGTTCATGGGGATGAAATCATTGACCTTACAAATCAAATCATAGAAAGGTGGGGTGACAGGTGCTTACAGTCGAAGAAATAAAGATGTTCATTGATGAAGATGCTGCATCAGTGAAAAAGCATTTTGCAAGAATAGGTGAACGCTATTTTGACGGTGATCACGATATAAAAAATTATAGAATGTTTTATTTTAATTCTGACGGTCAACTTGTGGAAGATACAAGCCGGGCAAATGTAAGAATACCACACCCATTCTTCAAGGAACTGACAGAACAGGGTACACAGTATACCCTTTCAGGTTCAGATGGTTTTGTATTCAGTGATGTGCCTGAACTACAGAGTGAACTTGATGCAAGATTCAACAATAACGATGATTTTATTGATGAACTGTCAGAAACACTTACGGACTGTCAGACAAAGGGTTTTGCTTATATGTACGCTATGAAAGACAGCACTGACAAGCTGAAATTCACGTGTGCTGACAGTATTGGTGTTGTAGAAGTAGAAGCCCGGTTTGCAGAGGATGAAAAAGACCATGTAATTTACTGGTACGTTGACCGGGTTGACAAGGAAGGTCACAGAATCAAGAAAATCATGGATTGGGATGATGAACAGGTAGTTTACTATGTTCAGACTGATGAAGGGGAAATACAGCTTGACGATAAAGCCAAGGTAAACCCAAGACCACACATACTGTATCAGGTTGACGGTGATGATAATACTTATATTGATTCACTTGGTTTCTTGCCATTCTTCCGGTTAGATAATAACAAGAAACAGTTCAGCAATCTGAAAGCAGTAAAAGACCTGATTGATGATTATGACCTTATGGCATCCAGTCTTTCCAATAACCTGATTGACTTTGATCACCCATTATATGCGGTCAAAGGTTTTGAAGGTGATAACCTTGATGAATTGCAGCAGAATCTTAAGACAAAAAAGATTGTTGGTGTTGGTTCAGATGGTGGTATTGAAGTACATACAGTAGATGTACCGTATGAAGCCCGGAAGGTTAAGTTGGAACTGGATGAAAAGAACATATACCGTTTTGGTATGGGTCTGAATCTGTCAGGTCTGAAAGATACATCAGCAACAACCAATATTGCAATCAAGGCAGCTTATTCACTGCTTGATCTTAGATGTAAACACCTTGAAAGGAATATCAAGCGGTTCTTGCGTAAGATCGTGGCGGTATGCATTGATGAAATCAATCAGCAGAACGGTACAGATTATCAGATCACAGATGTTTATTTTGAGTTCACCCATGAGGTAATGTCAAATGAACAGGAAAATGAACAGAATGAACTTACAGAAGCACAGAAACAACAGGTGCAAATCAACACCCTGTTATCACTGGCACAGATTTTTGGTGATGATCTGACGATTCAGTATATTTGTGATGTTCTTGATATTGATTATGAAGATGTGAAGGACAAGTTGCCGGATAATGAAGCTGATAAGGTGCAGCAGGTGCAAGATGATCTTGATTCTATTATACCGGATGATGAAGGTGGTGGAATAGGTGAACAAGGCACAGAAGGAAGTACAACAGACACAGCTTAACGATGAAAAGAAAGTAATCAAGCTGTTAGAATTGGTATATGAACAGGCGAAAAAGGATTGTGAGCAGAAAATCAGGGAACTGTCTGCAAGGACAGACCTTGAAAATCTGCAAAGCATCATATACCAAAAAGAATATCAGCAGATTATGGTTGATCAGATTGAATCAATCTTGTATGACCTGCATGAAGGACAGTTTACAACAATAGCTGATTATCTACAGCAGTCATATATCAATGGTTATGTTGGTATGTATTATGACCTGCATCTTAGCGGTATACCTTTGGTTGTGCCAATCAATCAAGATCAGGTTGTCAAGGCAGTTCGTACAGATAGTAAATTGTCAAGCGGTTTGTATACCAAGCTTGGTGAAGACGTTGGTTACCTTAAGCGGTCAATTCGTGCTGAACTTTCAAGAGGGATTGCAAGCGGTTCAACTTGGAATGAAATGGCAGTAAGAATTGCAAAAGGTATGAACAGCCCTTTTCGTAAGGCATATAACAATGCAATTCGTGTTGCCCGGACAGAAGGGCATAGAATACAGAATGAAGCAGCCCTTGACGGTCAGCATGGTGCAAAGAAAAAAGGTGCTGATATAGTCAAACAGTGGGATTCCACACTTGACGGACGTACAAGGGATGAACACCGGGAATGTGACGGACAGATCAGGGAAATTGATGAACCGTTTGATGTTGGCGGTGAGAAAATGCAAGCACCCGGTGTTGGTGGTTCTGCGAGGAACGTTTGTAACTGTCGGTGCTGTCTGTTACAACGTGCAAAATGGGCTTTAGACGATGACGAACTAAAGACCTTACAAGAACGTGCAGCGTTCTTTGGATTGGATAAATCAAAAGATTTTGAGGACTTCAAACAGAAGTATTTGAAACTTCCTGACAATGCTGATACAATGAAAGTGGAAACACTATCTAAACCGAAAGGTTCAGATGATTCAACATATGATGCATTTTTCAAAACATTGAATGACAGATTGAAAGTACCATACAATGCTATTGAAAATCAAAAAAATAAAAATGACATCTGATGAAATCATAAAGACTTTATCAGGTGGTGACCTTACAGGTGGTTCATGTGCATCTTTGGGTTTGGCATATATCGGACAAAAACAGGGGTGGAATGTTTTAGATTTCCGTGGTGGAGAAAGTCAGAGTTTCTTTTCAAATACCTATAACCTGAAATCATTATTTGAAACTAAGGGTATTAAAAAAATAACCGCCAAAGGTGCGTGTACCGCAACTGTTGGGAAAAATCTGTTGAAACAATGTGAAGTCGGAAAAGAATATTATCTTTATGTTGGACGTCATGCAGCAATAGTTAGGAAAACAACTGATGATGTGTTGCAATATTTAGAACTTCAATCACCTACACAGAGTGGGTGGCATGATTTTAACGGTAATGTTCGTTATACACTGGTAAACCGCTTTGGTTGTTCAAGTAAATCAAACAAGTGGTCACAAGAGATTCATGGAATGATAGATATTGCTGATTCAGATTTCAATACTGATGACTTCAAACGGTTGTTAGGGTATATAAATACTGCTGATTCAGAGCAGAAGAAAGGACAATATGGCACAACCAAGTAAATTTTATAAAAATAACCCTGATGATAAAATATGGTGGGTGGACGATCATGAAAAAGTTGGTGAGTGGTTATTTAGTTTTGACAAAAAACATATTTTCAATATGTTCAGAGATTACCCACATGAACTGACTGACGAACAGAAAAAAATATTTGATGAAGAAAATCCATACTGGGCTGATTTCTTCAAAGACAGAGATTAAAAAGCAAAGGTATACAATTCTGCACCTTTGCTTTTTTATTACCTATATGACCGTTATATAAGGTCAGAAAGGGGGATAAAAGGAACATGAAAGCGTTGCACATTCACTTGGTACTGTAGAAAGGTATGGTGATCCTGATTATCTCCCAACTATGGGTTAAATAGTATTTTTAAGGCATCCGCAAGGGTGTCTTTTATTTTGTCCGAAAAAGGCTCATGACGTTTAAACTGCTGCTGAAATGACCCCTGCAACATGGGATATAAACTGTTGACCGTTCCCGGTGACACCGGATATAAAAACGTAACGGAGAAAGGAAGAAGAACATGGAATTTTTAAAAGCATTTTTTGGTGATAAGGCTATCACCTATGATGAACTGGTACAGGCTATCAATGCCTATAACGGTGATGAAAAGAACAAAGAGAAGCTGATCAAGATGGTCAATCTTACTGATGGTGGTTATGTGTCTAAGGACAAATACACTAATCTTGAAACTGACCTTTCCGGTAAGACTACAGAACTGTCAAAGGCTAATAACCTGATTGAAGAACTGAAAAAGTCAGCCGGGAAAGACGAAGAAACACAGCAGAAAATTACTGCATATGAAACAGAGATTGCAGACCTTAAGAAAGAGAATGCAGAACTGAAAACAGAGAATGCATTGAAGTTTGCGTTGGTTGCAGCAGGTGCGGTTGATGTTGATTATCTTGTATTCAAGGCAAAGGAAAAAGGTGAAATCAAACTTGGTGATGATGGAAAAATCAAAGGTGAAGATGATCTGATTTCAGGTCTTAAAACACAGCATCCTGCCATGTTTGAAGCATCCAACAACAATCAGCAGCAGAATGGTAATAGAAAGATTCTTGAAAACAACCTGCCGGGTGGGGATAAAGACAAGACAGTTACCAAAGAACAGTTCCTTAAGATGGGATTCAACGAAAGAATGAAACTCAAAGAGGAAAACCCGGACTTATTCAAACAGTTAAATACACACTAAGAAAGGTTAAAAAGGTGAAATTAAATGGCAAGAACAGGTAATTTTGGCGGTTTTGCGTTTGATGAAGAAGTCTTTACAGGTATGATGCAGGAAGCAGACTATTGGAGAAACCCAATCCTTGCTTCCGGTATTGTTCGTGAGGATTCAAGCATCATGGACTTAATCGGTGAGCGTGGCAATGTGGCAACAATCCCGATCTATAAACCGCTTGACGCAAATGAGGACGGAATGGAAGCACTGAACAACGATGGTGAAACAGATAACACACCTGTTGAGATTTCAGGAAGCAAACAGACTTGTATGATGATTCAGAGAATGAAAGCATTCAAGGCTAAAGACTTCACAAAGGAACTGACTGGTGCTGACCCGATGACAAACATCAAGGGTAAGATCGTAGGTTATTATCAGCAGGTATGGGAAAAAGAACTGATGAACATTGCACAGGCAGTATTAGCGGTTGCAGCATTAAAAGATCATGTGCTTGATCTTGGTTCTAAATCCATTGAAGCAGGTACAATTTACGATGCAGAACAGGCAGCACTTGGTGATATGGCAGGTGGTCTTGGTCTGATGGTTATGCATTCCATGATCTATAAAGAATATCAGAAGATGGGTATGGTTGACTTTGACAAGTATGTAATCGGTAACGTGATTCAGAAAGAGGTTACTTTACCGACTATTGCAGGTAAGCACGTACTTGTGACAGATAGATTTACTGTAACAGGTGCAAGCACAGATGCAGTATATAACACATATCTGTTTGGTGAAGGTGCTTTCTTATCTTGTGACAAGAAAAACTATGAAAATCAGTATACAACCAACTATGACCCTGAAACATCCGCAGGTACTGACAAGTTCTATACCAAACAGGGTAAGGTGCTGCATCCGAATGGTCTTTCTTTGGCAGTTGACAATATTGAAAAAGAATCACCGACTTTTGCAGAACTTGGTAAGTCAGCAAACTACAGCCTTAAGTTCAATGATAAGAATGTAAAGATGGGTCTTATCAAGTCCAAGGTTGGTACACCGACTGTATAAGAAAGGGTGATCTGATGATATTAGCAGTTGATGAAGTAATGAAATTGCCTGAATTTGCGGTGCAAAATGAAAAGGTAATTGAAGAAAAGCTGAACGCTGCTGAACTTATGATCAGAGCATACACAAACAATAATTTTCAGAATCGGTTTGTTCGGTTCACCGCTGACAGTTTGGGTAACCGCTTGCTTGGAACATCAGATTTTTTGAAAGTGGGTGATACAGTTCAGATTTCACAGTCAATGGTGAATGATGGACTGTATAAGGTCACTGAACTGGGTGATGATTTCATCAGAGTTGATCAGGAGTTGTACAAAAGTACAAACCTGATCACCAAGGTGGAATATCCTGCTGATGTTCGTGCAGGTGTGCTTGAATTGCTTAAGTGGGATATTAAGAACAGACCGAAAACCGGGGTCAAGTCTGAAACGCTGTCAAGATACAGCGTGACTTACTTTGATCAGGACGCTAACAATCAGGTTATGGGCTATCCTGTTGCCCTGCTTGGATTCTTAAAGCCTTATATAAAGGCTAGATTCTAGTTATATGAGTGTTGGCGGTAACATTCAAGCATTGTTACAGGTAAAAAAGAATGGTGCTAAAAATGCCATAGGTGAGCGTACAAACACATGGGTTGATTGTACATCAATCTTAGGTTGGTTGGATTTATCAACAGGTGATTCAAAGCATACAACTTTTTATGCCAAGGTTCAGGAAAGTACACACATTTTTTTGTGTGACTTTACCAATCTGAAAAACCTGTCAACTGATTGGGTTTGGAATCCATTCAGTTTTTTGACAGGTGTGATCAGTAAGACGGAAGAACAGGAAACCGTTGATGTAACAAGTGACAACGCAAGAATGGTTGTGAATGGTTCGGTGTATGAAATCCTTCTGATTGATGACCCTATGAATATGCATGATCATTTAGAAATCTATCTTAGGTTTATAGGGGGTCAGTAGTATGTCAGTTGAATTTACAGATAACACAGCAAAAGTTAAAGCTGCATTATCAGAAGGGGTTATTGGATTTCTTCATGAAGCAGGTGGTGAAATACAGGCACAAACCCAAAGAAACAGCCGGGTTGATACCGGGCAAACAAAAGGGTCTTACAAATATATGGTTGACGAAGGAAAAGAAGAATCAACCGTTGCTGTAGGTTCAGACCTTGAAAATGCGATTTGGGAAGAATTTGGTACTGGTGAATACGCACTGCATGGTGATGGAAGAAAAGGCGGTTGGGTTTATAAGAGTAAGAAAGATGGTAAATTTTACCATACTTACGGAAAAACACCACGACAACCACTCACGAAAGCATTTCAGAGTGTAGCCCCAAAGATAAAGAAACAGCTTGTAAATGTCATTAAACAGAATTTAGGGGGTTAATTATGGTTGATATGCTTTGTTTTATCTCTGATCAGCTTGATCAACTCGGTGTTCCCTATGAGTTTGGTGAATGGACAGGTAAAATCAGCTATCCTTACTTTGTCGGTTCGTTCAATGAAACTGAACACCGATTAGAGGACGGATATACAGGCGGTGTGTTTACACTTGACGGTTGGTCAAGGGGTTCAAAATTACCGCTTGCAGAAATAAATGACAAAATTAAAAAAGTATTTGAAGATTTAAGGGCAGTTCAGGAAGGGACTGCTTTTTTTATTACCTATTGGAACGGTTTGATGATTCCAACAGGTGAAGAAGATCTTTTTAGAATTACGATAACACTTAACACAAATGAGTGGAAAGGAGCATAAAAGAATGGGCTTAAAAAAGCATGGTATTACATCTGAAACCATCAAGAATATGATCTTGGGTGCAGGTGTCATTTACAAAAATCTTAAGTATGAGAAATCAAGCAGCGGTTGGACTGGCACACCACTTGGTGCAACTTCCGGTGGTCTTAAGTTTAACTATGAAGCACAGTGGCTTGATGTTGAGGTGGACGGTGCAACGGTACTAATCAAGGGTGTTAGTAAACAGAAAGTCGGTGAATCTGCCACACTTGAAGGTCAGATGACAGAACTTACAGAAGATATTCTTGTGAGTGCATTGCATCTTGTAAAATCCACTTCCGAAGATACAACATATGTCAAGTATGTATCTAAGGAAAATATTACAGAAGCAGATTATCTTGAAAACGTTGCCTATGTTGGAACACTTTCAAGCGGTAAAAATGTAATTATCATTTTACCGAATGCACTTTGTACAGAAGCGTTTGAACTGGAAACAAAGAACGCTGAACAGACAACCTTTGCAGTCAAATTTGAGTGTACAGCTGATCTTGAAAACGACAGTTTAAACAAGTTGGATATTGCTATTTATTACCCAACTTCTGTTGTGTAGGGGGTGTGAATTATGCGAGTTGTAGTAGTAAGAGAATATACAGACAAGTACACAGGTGAAGGTCATGTGATCGGTGAAAAACTGGATATGACAGAAGAAAGATTTGCAGAAATTCAGGACAAAGGAATGTTTGTGGTTGATATTTCTGATGAAGTAGTGCAGCAGGAAACACCTGCTGTATCTGCTGAACAGGTAGAAGATCAGGAACAGGAAACAGTAAGTGAACAGACTGAACCTGTTGAACAGGTAGGAACACCTGCACCAAAGCAGGATAAACCTGCAAATGGTGGTAGAAGAAACAGATCGAAAAAAGAAAGTGAGGATAAATAATCATGGCAGATTTCAGATTTAAGGATTTAACAGTTGATAACGCATTTGACTTTTGTGAGGTTCTTGCGGTTATCGGAGTAGAACAGGTTATTGGAGCATTTGACAAAGACGAGATTCAGCAGTTACAGGAATCCGGCACAGATATGAAAGAAGTCGGTATTGTCATTGCTATGAAAGTATGTGGCATTCTGATCAAGAACATTTCCAAAGCAAGAAATGAAATCTGTAAGTTTTTTGCTAACTGTATGGAGTGGGACAACGGTACAGCAGTTACCGCTGATGATGTAAAGAAATTCAAGCTGAAACAGTTTGCTGTCATGGTGAAAGATTTTGCTAAGAAAGATGATCTTATGGATTTTTTCGAGGGTGTTGCCGAATTAGTGGGTACGGAACAGAACGATTCGATGAATGCTGCAACCGTAGATATGGTAACCCCTACAGCTATTTAGATAAAGCAATCAGCCGGGGAAAATTAGACGCTACTGTTAGAACAGTTCTGAAACAGGACAATGAAGATAAACAGTGGGACTTATACTGTGCAATCACAGCAAACCCACTTGCTGATGATGTTGGAAATTTTGAAGAATTTAAACAGCGGTTTATGAGTACAGCACCGAAAAGTGAAAAGACTGAACAAACTGAACCGACAATGAACAATGCACAGATTAAGTTACAAGTGGAAAAAGCAAATAAAATTCTGAATGGATTCGTGCCACCGTTGAAAGGGGGTGGCTAATCGTTGGATATTTTTTCATTGGTCGGAAAAATAACGATCAATTACGCTGATGCGGTGAACAACATTGAAAAGGTTTCAAAATCTGCAAAGGATACAGCTGAAACACTGGAAGATGTTGATAAAAAGGCAGACGGTGCAGGTGATTCAGTAGAAGATGCCGGACAAGCTGCCAAGAATGCAGACAGTGGATTTACAACATGGAAAGCCACACTTGCGAATTTAGCATCTACAGCAATTACAAAAGTAATTTCAGGGTGTACACAGTTAGCTGAAAAAATGGCAGATGTGACAAAATCAGCGGTTGGTCACTATGCTGAATATGAACAGTTGGTTGGTGGTGTTGAAACACTATTCAAAGACAGTTCCGGTAAACTGATTGGTTATGCTGAAAAGGCATATAAGACAGCCGGAATGAGTTCCAATCAGTATATGGACACCGCAACGTCATTTGCTGCTTCACTGATTCAAGGTCTTGGTGGTGATACTGCAAAAGCGGTTGAACTGACCAACCTTGCTATCACTGATATGTCAGATAATGCTAACAAGATGGGTACTGACATAAGTTCGATACAGGACGCTTATCAGGGTTTTGCAAAGCAGAATTACACAATGTTGGATAACCTGAAACTTGGTTATGGCGGTACACAATCTGAAATGATCAGATTGATAAATGATTCAGGTGTACTTGGTGAAAAGATAGAAAGTTTGGATAACGTCACGTTTGACCAGATGATTGAAGCTATTCACAAGATTCAGGACAACTTAGGTATAACTGGAACAACAGCACTTGAAGCAGGTACGACAATATCAGGTTCATGGGGTTCAGTACAGGCATTGTTTGAAAATATCCTGACAAAAGTAGGTTCAAAACTTGCACCTACAGTCATGGGATTTTTACAGCAGTTGTCAGACTGGATGGAAACCGTTGATTGGGATGCGTTTGCAACGTCTGTCGGTGATGCCCTACAAAGGGTATTTGACTGGATTCAAAAGATTGATTTTACAACATTCTTTGAAAAAGGAATGGACGGTGTTGAAAACTTCCTTGAAAAACTAGGTGGTCTTATTGAAGATGTGCCTAAGATTATTCAGACGTTCAAGGATTGGTCACCACTGATAGCCGGAGTTGCTGCCGGATTTGTAACCTTAAAGGTTGCAATGGCAATATCATCATTGATTAGTGCCATAACAACAGCATGGACAGCATACAAAACAGCAAACGAAGGTGCTACTATTGCACAGTGGCTTTTCAATGCTGCATTAAATGCTAACCCTATAGTTCTTATAGTCACACTCATAGCCGGGCTTGTGGTTGCATTGATTACATTGTGGAACACCAATGATGGATTCAGAGAAGCAGTCACAAATGCTTGGGAAAAAATAAAGGAAGTCTTTGGTACGGTTATTGACGCTATCAAGGGCTTTTTTAGTGGATTGGTGGAGAAAGTACAGACTGCATGGGAATCTGTAAAAGAAGCAGTAAGTACCGCCATTGAAGCAATTAAAGGATTTTTCACAGGTTTGGTTGATTCAATCAAACAGGCTTGGGAAAACATCAAAACAGCAATATCTGAAAAGATAGATGCCATAAAAGAAACAGTAACCAATGTGTTTACTGCAATAGCTGATACTGTAAGTGCAGTGTGGGAAACAATTAAGAATGCAGTGCAGGTTGCCATCATGTTTATTGGTGAAATCATAAGTGCTGCATTTCAGATCATCACAATGCCTTGGATGTTTATATGGGAAAACTGCAAGGAATACATCATTGCAGCCTGGGAGTTTATCAAGAACGCTGTATCAACAGCCCTTGATGCAATTTCAACCACCATCAGTAATATTTGGAATGCTATTGTTGGATTCCTGACCCCAATCTTGGAAGGTATTAAAAACACCTTTACAACGATTTGGGAAGCTATAAAAACAGCGGTATCAACCGCAATTAACAACATTCAGACGGTTATTACAACCGTATGGAATGCCATTGTTTCATTCCTTAAGCCAATACTGGAAGGTATCAAGAATACATTTACAACTGTATGGAATGCGATAAAATCAACCATTTCTACAGTGCTGAATGCAATTCAGACAGCAATCACAACTGTATGGAATGCAATCAAAACGACTGTAACCAATGTGATCAATTCGATCAAGTCAGTGATCAGCAGTGTGTTCAATGCAATTAAGTCTACTATTTCAAGTATACTGAACAGCATAAAATCGACCTTTACAAGTGTTTGGAACAGTATTAAGTCAACGGTATCTAATGTGATTAACGGTGTGAAGTCCACTATTTCAAGTGGTCTGAATGCTGCAAAATCCACAGTATCAAATGTACTTGGTGCAATTAAGGAAAAGTTCAGCAGCATCTTTGAAGGTGCTAAGAACATTGTAAGTAACGCTATAAACAAGATTAAAAGTTTCTTCAATTTTTCGTGGTCATTGCCAAAAATTAAATTACCACATATTTCAATCAGCGGTTCTTTCAGCTTGACACCACCAAGTGTACCGCACTTTGGTATTGAATGGTACAAGAAAGCAATGGATGACGGTATGATCATGAATCAGCCGACTATTTTCGGTTACAATGCTAAGTCAAATCATTTCTTGGCAGGCGGTGAAGCCGGAAGTGAAACGGTTGTCGGAACACAGAGCCTTATGGATATGATCAGGGTGGCAGTTAATGAGGAAAACGCTTCATTACTGGAAAAACTTGACCGGATTCTTACAATCCTTGAAAGTTATATGCCTTTCATTCCACAGCTTGCGAACCTGAAACTTGTAACAGATACAGGAGTGCTTGCAGGTGAACTTGCCCCGGCAATGGATGAAGAACTTGGTAAGATTTTTGATAGAGAAGGAAGGAGATAGTCCATGATTCAAGGTGTGACTTTTGGAATTAAACACAGTTATGAAGATTTTGGGCTTATCCTTTCTTCAAAAGAAATTGGATTGCCTACACCTAAAACAGAATCAGTCAGTGTGATCGGTCGCAATGGTGACCTTGATCTGACTGATGCGTTGGGTGACGATGTGAAGTTTGAAAACAGAAAGTTATCATTTACTTTTTCCCTGTTAAATGGTGCAAGAGATTGGACTGCAACACTTTCCAATCTTTCTAACTATCTGCATGGTAAGAAGATGCGTATTGTTATGGACGCTGATAAAACTTTTTATTACTGGGGACGGTGTACGATTGATAAATTTAAAACAGATCGTACACTTGCCGTTATCACAGTTGTTTGTGATGTTGAACCATATAAGATTGAAACAAATTCAGCAAGTGAACCTTGGTTGTGGGATGTGTTCAGTTTTGTAAATGGTATTATCCATGTGAATGAAGTGAAAGTAAGCGGAAGTAAAAAAGTAAATCTGATCAATCGTGTCAAGATTGTATCACCAACATTTACCTGTTCAACAGCTATGAAGGTGACACACGAAGGTAACACTTATAGTTTACCTGCCGGGGAAACAACAGTTTATGACATTCGTTTACAGGAAGGTGATAACTATGTGACATTTACCGGAAATGGTACAGTCAAGATCAGTTACAGAGGGGGTTCATTGTAATGTATAGAGTATTATGTGATGGACTGCCTATTTATGATTTACGTGATGAAAACCTTGTTTTGATTGACCCTAAACTTGATTTAGAGGTCAACAAAGCAGGGTCTTTTACTTTTAAGATGCCACCACAACACCCACAGTATGAACTACCGCAAGAAATGCTGTCATACATTCAGGTATTTCAGGATAGTGAAGAAGTGTTTAATGGCAGAATTACAGGATGTAAAATTGACTTTTACAACCGCAAACAGATTACTTGTGAGGGTCAGCTTGCATATCTGAATGACAGTATACAAAGACCTGCTGAATATCATGATGTGACTGTCAGGGGGTATTTAGAATCACTGATTGCAGAGCATAACAAGCAGGTGGCAAAAGATAGACAGTTCAAGGTTGGAATTGTTACCGTAACAGACAGTAATGATTCACTGTACAGGTATACGAACTACAATACCACCATGAAAGAAATCAAGGAAGATTTAGTTGATGATCTTGGTGGTTATTTACGTGTAAGGAATGTCAATGGAATAGCTTATTTGGACTATATAAGTGATTATGACAATGTAAGCACACAAAGTATTGAGTTTGGTGAAAATCTGCTTGATTTTAGCAGAAATACAGACTTGACGGATATTGCAACAGTATTTATTCCACTTGGTGCAAAACTGGAAGAAAGTCCAATAGCTGCACTTGAACAGCGGTTGACTATTGAAAGTGTAAATAATGGGTCTGATTCACTCGTGAATTTGGACGCTGTAAAGAAATTTGGTTATATCACCAAAACTATTACTTGGGATGAAGTTACAACACCAAAAATGTTGTTATATAAAGCAAATAAGTACATTGCTGATTATCAGTGGGACAATATGACACTGGAAGTAAATGCTGTTGATATGCATTGGACTGATGCAGATATAGAACAGTTTAAACTTGGTGATAAAATCAAGGCACATTCTTCACTGCATGGACTTGATCGGTATTTTCCATTGTCGAAAATGTCAATACAGCTTAATAATCTATCAAGTAGTAAATTTACACTTGGTACAGTAGTTAATACAAAACTTACTGCAAAATCACAGACTATTTCAAATACTGCATCAAAGGCAGTTGAAACAATACCTGTACCGTCTGCAATAGTAAAACAGGCGGTTGATCAGGCAACAGCACTGATCACAGCAGCAACACATGGTCATGTGGTCACGACAGCCAATGAGCAGTTAATCATGGACACTAACGATGTGAACACAGCACGGAAAGTGTGGCGGTGGAATCTGAACGGTCTTGGTTATTCTTCAACTGGGTACAACGGAACGTATAAGACCGCCATCACAATGGATGGTCAAATTGTCGGTGAACGGTTGGTTGGTGGTTCGGTATCTGCTGAAAAACTTGATATTACTTACAGGAATCAGGTTATAAAAGAAATAGCAGATGCAGAAGAATCAGCAAGATCAGATGCAGAAGATTACACTGACGGTGAGTTGAAAAAGTATTATACAAAAAGTGAAGTTGAAACAAGTATCAAAAACACTAAAGATTCTATACTGTTGTCTGCAAAGGAAACAGCTGAACAGTATGTTGATGGTAAACTGAAAAATTATTCAACGTCAGCACAGATTAAAGTCAAGACAGATTCGATTGAATCAGAAGTTAAGAAGAAGCTGAACAGTTCAGAGTTATCAACTAAGATTCAGCAAAATTCCTATGCGGTTAAGATTGCATGGAATAACATCAGTAAGTACATTCAGTTTGAATCCGGTGAAATGCGTATCTATGAGAGTACGACACAGAACAGCAACACCTTGTTAATGTCAATGACTTCAACAGGTGCGTGGTACTACTATAAAGGTGCAACCATCGGTAAAATCGGTACTAACGGTTGGTCAGGTGATTCAACTTTCAGGGGTCTGATGTTCGACTTACAGAATGGTGCTGACTATATGGGGTGGGGTTATCAGGATTCACCCGGAAGTAACTATTATGTAAAACTCATATATTACGCAAATAACAGAAAAGAAAAGAAAGGTTTACACGTAGGTGCAAACACTTATGTATGGGGGTATTTGAGGTTTAATGAAAGTGCAGGATTTTATAATTATTCTGATAAAAGTATAAAACTATGGTCTGATAAAGATGTAAGTATTGGTAGTTCATCGTCAACTTGCTGTACATTCACAGGTACATCTTTTCAGATTTTCAACAACAGAAGTATTGATTTTTACAGTCCACTAAACTTACATGGTTGGGGTTACACTAATAATTCAGATGTTCGATTGAAAACTAATATTAAGGACACAGCAATCAGAGGTTTGGAAGTAGTGAACGCTATTGACCTTAAAGAGTTTGATTGGATTCAGTCCGGTGAACATCAGGCTATAGGAATCATTGCACAGCAGATTCAGAGTTTTGCACCTGAACTTATTTCAGAAGATGCATCTGACGGACACCTGAAACTTAACACAGATAAACTTGTATACTACTGTATTAAAGCTATACAGGAATTATGTGAAAAAGAGGGAATGCGATACAGCAAACCTATTTATAAAGACCCTTACACTTATTTAGAAAAAAAGACGTTCATTGCAAAGATGCCAAGTCAAAAATATTTGGAATCTGAACCTTATGAGCGTGAACCTATTATTTTACCAAAAAGAAGGGAGTAATTACCATGAATGAAAATAATATGCCTTTATCACTTATGATGGAGAACGCAAAAGGTGCAATGACGAATGCATTTAATCAGATCATCGAACAGTCAAACCTTCCGGCTTATTTGTTGGAAGGTATAGTTGCTGATCTGCTGTCTGAAATCCGAAAACAGAAAAACCTTGAATTGGTTTCTGATATGAACATAATGAAACAGACTGAACACAGTGAACAGGAAGAAAAGAAAGAAGGTGCTGAATAATGGCAAATATACAGCCTTATATTGATCAGATTTTAAATGCAGTATATGGTGAAGAGGTAAGATCATCTATTGTCAATGCAATTGAAAAAGTAAATGATGATAATAATTCTTACGCTGATCTGAAAAAAGAAGTAATTGCTGCAAAGGATGCAGTTGATAAAGATGTGGATGCGGTGCAGCAGAAACTTAATGCTGCAAGTACTGCATTAACTAATTTACAAAATGCCACAAGTACAGCAAATACAGCAAAAACAAACTTGCAGAACGCTACAGGTACAGCCAATACCGCAAAGGCAAATCTGACCAATGCCACAAGTACAGCAAATACAGCAAAAAGTAATGTTGAAGCAGCAACTAATGCTGCAAATACAGCAATCAGAAATGCCAATGCAGCAAAGGCAAATCTTGAAAAAGTAATTACAAGTGCTACAACCGCACAGAGTAATTTACAAGGTGTAATTGATAATGCAAATCAGATTAATGGTCAGTTGGATAATTCCAACACTACAGCAGTGACATCAAAGAAAAATCTTGATTCTGCAATTTCTGATGCAAGTATAGCAAAAAGTCAGCTTCAGGAAGTAATTAACAGTGCAAGTTCAGTTAAAAGTTCATTGTCTAATGTTATAGGTACAGCCAATACAGCAAAATCAAATCTTGATGCATCTGTTGCTACAGCTAACAATGTATTGCAGTCATTGAGTGCTGAAAACGCAAGTGCAGCAAGTAACATTGATGAATTGAAAAGTGAAAACTTCAACAGTCAAGAAATTCTTTCAGGTGTTGCAGATATTCGTGCATACTTAGGTATCACCGCTGATGATATTGTTGGTATTCAGGTTGATTATAAAAACAAAACATTCAAACGACTTGCCGGAGCAGCCAACCTTTCCAAAGGTTCAGACTTTGACAAGTTTACAATGTTTGGTGGTCGTAAACGCTGTAATGTTGCAGATGATGGTTCTATCGTGGCATGGTACGGTGATGCAGATTACAAAGAAGATGGTTCAATGGGTCAGGTTATGGTATATCAGCCAAAGTTCTATTATTTGGTGTGCCCTGTAGAGTATGACCCTATTGATACAGGCATTGGTTACCACTTAAGAAAGGCAAACTACTATGTATCAGAAAAGCCACGTGCAGGTTTCAGACTTCACCCGGCATTCTATGATGCGTCAGGAAATGAAATTGATTACTTCCTGACAAGTGCTTATGAAGGTAGTATTTACGATACATCAGCAAGTGCATATCTGTTGAATGATGAACAGGTCATGAACACTGGTGAAGATAAGTTTTCATCAATCGCAGGTGCAAGACCTGCATCCGGTTCTTCACAGAACCTTACAAGACCGAATATTGAAGCAATGGCACAGAACCGTGGAACAAACTGGCATGGTGATCTGATTAAACAGGTATCTGCTGAACAGATGCTTATGATCATTGAAATGGGTATGATGAACTTACAGACAGCCATTGCACAGGGTATTGTTTCATTACCTTGGACTACTGGAAGTGACACCACAAGTTCGTACGCAGCTGCAACCGGAAGTACAGCAAGCCTTGGAAACGGTACAGGTAGGGCAGAGAAAACAACCACATATGAAGGTGGTACTGCTAAAGAATATACAGTTGACGGTAAGACTTCTGTATGTTGGAGAGGAAAAGAAAACTTTTGGGGCAACCTTTGGAAATTTGTCTATGGTATCAATATTTGGGGCAATGGAAAAATGGGCGGTGGTCAGCCTTATATTTGTTCTGATTTCAGTTTTGCAGAATCAAAGAACAGTGGAAACTATGAGCCTGCCGGGTTTACAGTAACAAACGCAAACGGTTATATTTCAGCAATGGGATATTCAACAGCTTGTGACTGGTTATTTATTGCGTCAGAATGCCTTGGTAACAGTTCATTACCTGTTGGTGATTACACATATATCACTGTCAACTTGAATGGTTACCGTATCGCTCTATTGGGCGGTCATTGGACTTATGGCGTGAATGCGGGCGGTTTCTTTTGGAGTCTGGATAACGGTGTTGGTACTCGTTATCGTAATATCGGGGGTCGCTTGGTATATATTCCAACACGTGATTCTGCTACTTATACCGCTGCAATCGAAGCATGGAAGCAGAAAATGGCAGCTTAAAATGTAACTTGTAAACTTGATTCATTAGGTTGAAAGAACTTCTGATATTTTCGTTATTTACCTGTAGCGGAAACCATTAAAAAAATACAATCACTCAATTAGGCAGTAATTGGAATAATGGCATGAATGCAGGCAGTTTCTATTGGAATCTGAATAACAGTGTTGGTAATCGTAATCGTAATATCAGGGGTCACTTAATAATTGCAAAATATAGCCGGGTGGGAACATCCGGCTATTTCTATAATACTGTGCGGTTCTTTCAACCATGCCACTAGGCAAAACAGAAAAATAGACGGTGCAGACAACCCAACCGGGAATACCGTCTTACTTACGAACAATAAGGAAAGGTCAACCGTATTTACCGGGCAGTAATGCCGACTGAAATTCGGACAATGCAAATACCAAGGAATGAAACGCTATGATCACTTATATGAAAAGATTTATGACCTTGAAAATTTAAGAAAAGCACACCAACACGCAAAGAAAGGAAAAGGTTGGTATAGAGAAGTTCAGGAGATTGACAAAGACCCTGACAAGTACCTGAAACAGATTCAGGAAATGCTTATCAACCACACTTACAAAACATCTGCTTATGAGGTGTTTTATAAACAGGACGGTAAGAAGTTAAGGAAAATCTATAAACTGCCTTATTTCCCTGACAGAATATGTCAGTGGGCTATCTTACAGGTCATTGAACCTTGTATCATCAATAACTTAACTGCTGATACTTATTCAGCAATACCAAATCGAGGTATACACAAGGGTCTGACAAAATTGCAAACAGCAATGTGGAATGACCCGGAAGAATGCAGGTATTGTTTAAAACTGGATGCAAGACATTATTATCAGTCAATCAACCACGATCTTCTGAAAGAGAAGTATTCAAGAATGTTCAATGATAATGAACTATTGTGGTTGTTGAATGAAATCATTGACAGTATTGAAACAGCAGAGATTGAGGACTTAACAGCAATCTATCTGTTGGAAGAAGATATTGACCCTGAAACTGGTATACCGATAGGCAACTACTTATCACAGTATTCAGGTAACTATTATTTTTCAAGTTTTGATCACTGGATAAAAGAACAGAAGCACGTTAAATACTACTTTCGTTATATGGACGATATAGTTATTTTTGGCAAGACAAAAGAAGAACTGCTTGCCTTGAAGAAAGAGATTGATATTTATTTCAGGAATGAACTGAAATTGAACATAAAAGGAAACTGGCAGGTGTTCCCATCATATGTAAGAGGTGTTGACTTCTTAGGGTACAGAACATTTTACAAATATACATTACTTAGAAAAAGCACCTGTTTGGAAATGGAAAAGAAAATGACCGCTATCAGGAACAAAGTGGAAGCCGGGAACATGATGAACTATTCAGAGTGGTGTTCAATCAATTCTTACAAGGGTTGGTTGAAATATGCTGATACCTTCCGGCTATATCAAAAGTATGTTGTACCGCTGTTACCTTATGCGGATGATTATTATATACGCAACATAAAACCAAACACAAAGAAAGGATTGAATGCAGCATGATTGATTATGGAAAACAGAAAAGCACCGTCAGACCGGAAGAACTGGAACTGACGGAAACAAAAGTATTTGTCAGTTCCAATATCACGGAAGTGAATGAAGATGAAACTGACGGACAGCCGGGATTTACTGGATATGAATTTGACCTTATCGAGTATGACAAGGACGAATACATTAAAATTCAGGCAGAAAAGAATGCTGATCTTGAAAATGAAATTACACAGGCACAGATTGCTATGTGTGAAATCTATGAAATGATGGGATAAGAAAGAAGGTGTGAAGTATGGCAAAGATTTATGCATCACTAATCATTAAAGGTGTTAAAACACTGGACGATGTACCGGACAGACTGAAAGAAACTGTCAAGGCTATTTTAGAGGGTGATAACTGATGATACGTCAGTTGATCATAAAAATTCTATTCAGAAAGGATGTGCAGACTATGGCAATTATCTATGCAACCCTGATCATTAAGGGTAAGAAAACATTTGCTGATGTTCCTGATCGTATCAAGGACAAAGTAAAGGAAGTTTTGGTTGATCTTGATTGTCCTGAATTAGCAGAATAATCAACAGACAAGGAAATTATCACATACACGAAAACAACCGCCATATGACGATTATATAACGTCAGAAGCGGTTGTTTTTGCGTACAGAAAGGACAACAGACCATTGGAACAATTTATTTATTCAACGTACACGATTGTTTTACCAATCATTGTCACTGCTCTTATGGGCTATGTGGTTTGGTTGCTGAAAAATCAGAAGAAAGACAGGGACGCAAATAGTAAAGGTACAATGCTTTTACTTAGGGTTCAACTTATTGAATATCACGATAAGTATATGCGATTAGGTGACATTCCATCATACGCTTATGAAAATTTTATGGAAATGTATGATGCTTACCACGCTTTAGGTGGTAATGGGATGATCACAAAAATGATGCATGAAATTGAAGAATTACATTTAAAAAAGAAAGAGGTATAAACATGAAAAATATTAACTGGGTTGTAAGAATTAAAAACAAAGCGTTTTGGGTTGCACTGATTCCTGCTGTACTTCTGTTGATTCAGGTTGTTGCAGCAGTGTTTGGTTATACCCTTGATCTTGGTGATCTTGGTAACAAACTGCTTGATGTGGTTAATGCAGTATTTGCAGTTCTTGTGATTCTTGGTGTTGTAACAGACCCAACAACCAAGGGTATTACTGACAGTGATCAGGCACTTACTTATACAGAACCAAAGAAATAAGAGGTGATCGGCTATGACAAATCAGGAATTTATTGATCAGGTTGCAGTGTACGTTAAAAAGTACGCTGCAATTTTTGGTATATGCGTACACAGTCCAATCATTGCACAGGCAATCTTAGAAAGTGGGTGGGGCAAGTCAAAACTTGCTTCCACCTATCACAACTATTTTGGGTTGAAATGTGGCACAAAGTGGACTGGTAAGAGTGTGAACATGAACACACAGGAAGAATACGAACCGGGAACATTGACAACGATTGCTGATAATTTCAGGGTTTTTGATTCAATGGAAGAAGGGGTTAAGGGGTACTTTGAATTTATCCAGTTATCCCGGTATCAGAATCTTAAGGGAATCACAGACCCTAAGACGTACCTTGAAACAATCAAGGCAGACGGTTATGCAACAAGTTCAACATACGTTCAGAGCAACATGGACTTGGTTGAACAATACGAACTTACAAAGTATGACAATGAAAAGAGTGATAACATGAGTGACAGACAGAAGCCGGGAAACTGGCTTGCACAGTATGAAGGTATTACAAAAGGTAGTGCAGAACACAAAGCCATTTTGAAAGTATTCAATGACAGCGGATTATGTACAAGGTATAAAATGACGGTCAATGACGCTTGGTGTGCAACAGGAACATCAGCAGCATTTATTGCTGTTGGACTTGTCAGCATTTTCCCTTGTGTGGAATGCTCTTGTGAAGCAATGATTAACCTTGCAATCAGTGCAGGTATTTGGGTTGAAAATGATGCCTATGTACCTGACGTTGGCGATGTTATCCTGTATGACTGGGATGATAACGGTATTGGAGATTGTACAGGTTGGAGTGATCATGTTGGTATTGTAATATCTTGTGACAGTAAGACAATCAAAGTCATTGAAGCCAATAGGTCAAACTCTGTTGGTTATCGTGAAATTGCTGTAAATGGTAGATATATCAGGGGATTTATCACACCGCATTATGCAGCAGGTGGTTCTACTACACCGACACCTTCCGGTAAGAAATCCGTTCAGGAAGTAGCCAAAGAGGTGTACGCAGGTGAATGGGGTAACAACCCGGAAAGAAAGGAAGCACTGGAAAAAGCCGGATATAACTATCAGGAAGTTCAGGACGCTGTAAATGCACTGGTAAACGGAAGCACACCAACAGCTTCAAAATCTGTACAGGACGTTGCGAAAGAAGTTATCAACGGTGATTGGGGAAATAACCCTGATCGTCAGAAGAAACTTGAAGCAGCAGGTTACAGCCCTACAGCAGTACAGAATGCAGTCAACGCAATCCTGAAAGGTAACGCTGCAACAGACCTGACAGCCATTGCAAAAGAAGTTTATCTTGGAAAATGGGGAAATGGTCAGGAAAGAATTGACAGACTGAAAGCAGCAGGTTACAGCCCTACAGCAGTACAGCAGAAGGTCAATGAACTGTATGCCTGATTGTTACTAATTTGTTACTAAATGAGCAGGATTTAGGTATATACAGCAAGCGGTTAAAACTGAACAAACCGCATAAATGCGGTGTTTTCTGAACTAGATAAACGGTGTAATTTATGATATAATAAATCACCAACGTAAAGGGTGATTGAATCACAATCACAAACGGTAATTCAACCGAGAAAAAAGAGAGAAGTTGTTCATTCAAAATCTTCTCTCTTTTTTATGGCATTTATTAACGCGCAGGATTACAACGCGCAGGATTATGTAGTATACATCTTGACAAAGTGCATGGGATAGATTAAAAT